TCGTGAAGAATTACAATGCTGAACTGCTTCGTGGATTGAACTGGCACAACTATTGTGCCTCAGAAAAGGATATGATGAAGTACATGGAGCAATGGCTTCGTGAGATGCGCCCTGCCACTGCCAAGCAGGACATTCAGGCCTGGCGTAATCTTGGTAATGTGAACACTACCATGTACAGATGGACCATCTGTGTCCTGGCTCGCATGGCATTGCAGGGATTCCCATTGAACAGCACTCATTCACAGCTGATTCGTGATTATGTGATGAGCTTCGCCAACAAGAAGTCAACAAAGAAGGTGGCGGCTGTGGTCAGCAACAAGCCTAATATTCAGGACAGGATTCGCGCTCAGGTGTCCACAGTGTTGGCTGAATTGGATGGTCAGATGGATGATGCCTTTGATGGTGATGTTCCCACTTCAGATGACCTGGTGGGGTTCATTCTCACCAAGAACCTGAAAGGTCCTCAACTGAAGCTGGTGCAGCAACATCTTCGCAAGAATCTTGCCGAGTGGTATGCTGCCTATAATGGTGAGGATGAACAACTGGTGGAAGGGTATGCCTATGTAGGCAAGAGAAATTTCAAAAAGATTATTGACACGTTCTCGGCTGTCATGGACAACATCTCACAGCAGCAGACCAAGGTGAAGTCTCTCCGCATCAGGAAGAAGAAGCCTTTGGACAAGAAGAAGATGGCCAGCAAGATTCGTTTCAAGGCAGAGCATGAAGGCATCAAGTCACAGAATCCTGTGGACATCATTGGCGCCAACATGGTCTGGGTGTATGACACCAAGAAGCGCCGCCTAGGTTACTATGAGGCTGAGGTGAAGGACAGCTTGTATGTGAAGGGTCCCAAGATTTATGGATTCAAGATGACCTGTGAGAAGATTCTTCGTAAGCCTGAGGAGCAGTTGGCTGAGGTGATGAAGCTTCGCAAGAATCAAACTGTGAATTGGTTTGATGGCATCAAGGCGAAGTGCAAGGTGTTGAAGGGAAGAACCACTACTGACCTACTTATCGTGAGAATTGACTAAGAGGTATGACATGATTATCGTAGATTATTCACAGACGGCGATTAGCACTTTGATGGCAGAGCTTCGGGGGCGTACAGATGCAGAAATCAGTACGCCACTGATTCGCCACATGATTGTGAACGCCTTACGGTCCTACAAGAACAAGTTTGGCAAGGAGTTTGGCCAACTGGTGATTGCCTGTGACAACAAGAAATACTGGCGCAAGAAGATGTTCCCTCATTACAAGGCCAACAGAAAGAAGGCGCGTGATGATTCTGGCTTTGATTGGCATGCCATTTTCGAGGCGTTGAATCAAATCAAGTCAGAACTGGCTGAGAGCTTCCCGTATGCCGTGGTGGAAGTGGACACAGCCGAAGCAGATGACATCATTGCTTCGTTGGTGATGTGGACTCAGGACCATGATTTGGTTCAGCAGGGGTTGGAGGCAGAGCCTCAGCCTGTGTTGATTTTGTCTGGTGACCATGACTTCACTCAGCTTCAGCGTTACAAGAACGTGAAACAGTACAGCCCCATCCACAAGAAGTGGGTGAAGGCCACAGAAGGCATTGATGAGATTGTGATGGAACATATCTTGATGGGTGACAAGGGAGATGGTGTTCCCAACTTCATGTCACCTGATGATGTGTTCGTGACAGGTGGTCGTCAGAAGCCTATTCGAAAGAAGGATCTGGAGCAATGGAAGAAGCTGGATGTCACGCATTGGTATGGCACACCTCAGGAAGCTGCCATCAAGCGCAATCAACAACTGGTGGACCTTCGTATGATTCCTCAGGACATCCTGAAAAACATTATAAATAACTACACACAGCAAAAGGATGTTCGAGACAAGTCCCAGCTGTTGAACTATTTCATTGCACACAAGATGAAGAATCTCATGGAGCACATCACGGAGTTTTGATATGAATCATTTACACGTTAGCATGCTATTGAATGAAAAACTGGATTGGATTGCTCAAGGTGCCACTTTGGATGAACAAGTGGACAGAACCAAACAAGTGGCCAAGATTGACACCACATTTGCACCATTGATGCGAATGGCAGTGTTGGATGCTGAAAAATTGTATGGGTTGCCCACCGGTATGCCTGACACCTACAAGCCTGATACCAGCATCCCTGATGGTTTTGCCAAGACTGATGCTCGGGCTGAATTCCGCAGAATCAAGAATTATCAAACAGGCGGAACTATGGAAAAGATACCTGTACCTAAGCGAGAAACATTATGGGTGCAAATGTTGGAAGGCATGCACTGGAAGGAAGCCAACATCCTGGTACATATCAAGGATCAAACACTATTACAAATTTATCCAAATATGCGAGAAGTGTTGACACAACTAGGTGCCAAGATTACATTACCTGAAATAACAGAAACCAAGAAAAAGAAAAAGCCCAAAAAGTCATAAGTGATTGATGTGTAACAATTTACCCTGGGGCTTGACAAACGAGTCCCAGGGTATTATATTTAAAGGGTGGGTGCTGATTGATAACAGACAGCAATGTTCATGACATGACCTACCAGAATGGGTAGGTGAACCAGAGGTGTAGGTCATGTTCATGCCGCGTTCTTCTATCGGTTAGGAAGCCGGACTTTCACTCCGGTAAGATGGGTTCGATTCCCATACGCGGTACTATTGCCCTATCGTCCAATGGCAGGACAGCGGACTTTGGATCCGCGAATCTACGTTCGAGTCGTAGTGGGGCAATGCAGTGCGATTGTAGTATCCCCGATTTAGACGTTCAAGTGGTTAGAGGGCCGACAATGTTGAGCAAATCGGTCGCCTATCTCAACTAGGAAAGCGGTTAAAACCGCCCACTTCAACGTCATTACGGGCCTGTAGCTCAGCTGGGAGAGCGCCTGATTTGCATTCAGGAGGTCATCGGTTCGATCCCGTTCAGGTCCATAGTTGGGTGGTTAGCTCAGTTGGTTAGAGCATCTCGTTTACACCGAGAGGGTCGGGGGTTCAAGTCCCTCACTACCCATAGTTTGCTCTGGTGGTGGAATGGTATACACGAAGGTCTCAAAAACCTTTGGTCACACGACCTTGCGAGTTCGAGTCTCGCCCGGAGCATCTGGACAGGTGGCAGAGTGGTCTATTGCAACGGTCTTGAAAACCGTCGAGCTGAGAGGCTCCGAGAGTTCGAATCCCTCCCTGTCCGTGACTTTAACTTGAGGTGCCTATGCCTTTTAAAATTGAAAGCACAGAAAAGAAAAATGTTTCTGAAAAATGTGTTTGGGAGAAGGTGCTTAAAAATGGTAAACGTATTGTGTTTGAAGAAGAAGTTTGGTATCGGTGGGGCGAGGCCTGGGTTACAGATGACCCACGTGAGAATGGGTGGCAACCAGATGAACCTTTGAATACCAATGATTACAACAGAGTGGATCATAATCTAACAGATGGATGTTATTCTGACCGTTATGGTGTGGAAGATTTATCTAAGAAAGAGCAAAAATTATTGAACGAGGCCATGTGGCCAGAAGATGCTGAATGGGAGTGCGTAGATTGTGAGATTGTATTTTATGGTGGTGTAGAAATAACAGAAGAATAGTAGGCGCATTCATGGCGGAATTGGCAGACGCACCAGACTTAGGATCTGGCGCCACAAGGCGTGTGGGTTCGACTCCCTCTGAATGCATGTTGCTCTGGTGGTGAAATCGGTAGACACAAGGGACTTAAAATCCCTCGCCCACAAGGCGTGCCGGTTCGATTCCGGCCCGGAGCATGTACGCCCCCATAACTCAATTGGTCAGAGTAGCTGGCTTTTAACCAGTAAGTTCTAGGTTCGAGTCCTAGTGGGGGCATTTATCCGCCGGTAGCCAAATGGTGAAGGCAGTCGCCTTATATGCGAAAGATGTGGGGGTTCAAGTCCCTCCCGGCGGACTTGCGAGCGTAGCTCAATGGCTAGAGTCCCTGCCTTCCAAGCAGGTTGTTGTGGGTTCGAGTCCCATCGCTCGCTCTAAATAATTATTGCCACAATAGCTCAGCGGTAGAGCACCCGATTTGTAATCGGGCGGTCGTCGGTTCAATCCCGACTTGTGGCTCTTGGCCTCGATAGCTCAATGGTAGAGCATGTGACTCTTAATCACCAGGTTCTAGGTTCGAGTCCTAGTCGGGGCATTTGTAGTTTGCGAGCGTAGCTCAGCTGGTAGAGCGCAACCTTGCCAAGGTTGATGTCGTGGGTTCGAACCCCATCGCTCGCTCTTTTCAAGGAGAAGATATGAAAGATTTCATCATCAATATGGGCATCATCATTTTTTTTCTTCTGATATATGGCGTGGCCATTATTTGGGTGGATGGTATAGACAACATGAAAAATCTTCACCCAGAGTACAGGGGCGAAGATTTTCCCTAAGCCAAGATAGCTCAGTTGGTAGAGCAGTGGTCTG